GTCCCGTTGCCTTGGATCTTGGCATGAGGGTAACGGGTGTGTAGCTCGGAGAGGAGCTTGCGCAGGGACACCTTCTGGGCATCTGTTCGGTTGTCAATGCCCTTGCCCTTGGCGTCGATACCTCCTACGTATGCCACGTTGATAGTCTCCTTGTTGAAGCCCTTCACTCCGTTACTGATGAGCCCCTCAGGCTGCATCGAGTGAACCTCCCCATCGGCAGTGATCACATAGTGATAGCCTGGGCGGAGGAAGCCTCGTTGCTCAAAGACCTTCTGGAGCTCTTTCACTCCCCAGCTTTGGGGTGATGCCGTGCAGTGTACGGCGATGTAGCTAATTGTCCTCATCTTCTTCTTGTTCTCGTTCTTGTTTGGGTGGCTTAGGTTGGTGGATGTAGCGGTCTAATCTGTGCTTGTAGTCTATGCCGAAGAGCGCACCAGCGAAGGTGCTCATCTCTCCGAAGGCTAGCAGCACCGAGTTGTGGATCTCGCCTCGCGGGACGATGAGAAAGGCCGTCCAAATGAGTACGATCCCTGCGATCGTTAGGATGGACGCCATCCATAGCTGGAGAGTTATACGCTTACGCATACTGTAGTCTTGGTTTTAATAGCGGGCGTCGATGTGGATGCCCGTGGTCGTTATTTTAATAGAATGTACTGTCTGTCCGTCCATCTCGAGTTGCTCCCGTATGCGAGCACGCCAGAATAAAGGGCGATGATCGAGCAGCATGTCGGAGATGCCACACCCCACGGCAGGCGCCTCCTTCAGCTCTCCCTGGTGGAGGGTGAGGATCAGGGCTTGGTTTTGCGGGAGCGTCTCACCGAGGGCGAGCCCCTCGATGATGCGCCCCTCCTCGTCGCGCACAAGGCGGATGTGAGGTTCGTAGTCGGCGGTGAGCGTGATGCCTATCATATCAATGCTTCACTTTATTGTCTTCGTAGTCTTCCCTCCTCGTTAGGGTGATCGGCTTACCTGCCCAAGAGGCAACGGCTGCCTTCAGCGATGCTCCGCCATCATTAGGCACGGGAGTCCAGCTTGAGAGCAGCTGCTTGATGTCGTTGATCTCCCTCTCGAGTGTGTTGATCTTACCCGTAAGCTCCTTGACCTTAACCACACCTCCGAGCGAGCCTCCATTGATGATCACCTCCTCAGCTCTATCCATGGAGAGCACCACGAGGTGGTCGAGATCACCCGTGAGGGAGCCGACAATGACGACTGAGCCGACAGCGGGGCGCAGGAGTATTTGCGCTCCATCCACCTCGGTGGAAGCCCGTAGGCGCACGTCAGGTACGCTCAGTCCATCGATGTCAACTGTGCAGGTGATGTCGGCGACCTCCGCCACAATTCCCTGATAGAGGATGGTGGGCTTACCTCCACCAGCGTGGGCGAGACGCTCCAGAAGCTCTCTATACTGATCCATCCTCTAGCTTAGTCTAAAGCCCAGCTGCACCTTACGCTTGCCCCCCTCCTCGGAGAACTCCGTCGTGACCGATCGCACGAAGTAAGTACCCTCTTTGTGGGGGTAGTCGGGGTCGTGAAGCTCCACGGAGTCACCCGCCTGACACTCGGGGATGAGCCATGTGTCGATACTGCCATCGTAACCGTCGAAGGTGCGGCGGCGGAGCTCAGTCTCAGCACGCAGGCGCATGCTTACCTCGTCGGAGGTAGGGCACTTGAGGGTGATCTTATCTCCTCCAGGTGTACCCACCTCAAACTCTCGCACCTTTCCATCGGGAAGAAGCGCACGCACGGTGATGAGGTACTTCTTATCTTCGGCCTTGCGGTAGGTGAGATCGGCCGCCTCGATGTTGTAGCGGAAGTCGTAGATGCGCTCCTTGCCTATATGCTCACCCGGTGCATGCAGATGCAGCACACCATCCTTAAGGTAGATGTCCGCACCACACTCCTCCTGCACTTTTTTCAGCACATCGAACGCTGTAGCCGATTTGATGACAAACTTGCTATACGTCCAGGAATAGGTGCAGGAGACCTTAACACTCAGCCCAATCTCCCTGATGATACGGGTGAGCAAGCTCGAGAGAGTCACCTTGGAGAGTACCGCATCCTTCAGTGGCTTGCGGAAGAGGAAGAGGTCATCCTCGCAGGTAAGGGTGAGGTCGCCGTTATCCGTGTCGATGCGCTGCAGGTAGCCCCGGAACTCGGTGACAAGCCCCGTCTCCTCGTAGCCCAGGCGGATGGTCACCTCATCCCCTCGGTGTATCGCCTCTTCGACGTCGAGCGCCTTGTTGTACTCGGCAGCGGGGAGCGTGATCTTCGCCGTATCGGCAAGGAGCTCTACAGAGGAGTGGATCTCCACCTTGTCGAGCATGCCGAGCTGATAGCCACCCACCTGAATGTCATAAGCCATTGTGTACATAGCGCGCTACTTTGTTAGATCTCGACGAGTGAGGAGGAGCTTGTACGTATCATCACTCACAGCTTGGGCGCTGAATGCTTGGTTTGCCTCCCCCGGGGTGTGAGGGAATTCCCAAGACTCAAAGACGATGCGGGTGATGCCGAAGAGCTCCAAGAGGGGGCAGTAGGCGGACACCTTAGCCGCCTCGAAGTAGCCCCTCAGGCGCTGTACGTCATCCTTGGGGTAGCGACCATCAGCACCGATGAGTACCCCGTCGATTTGGATGATGTAGTCATCGAGTGACCAGCGCTCCTTGATGCTACCACGGATCTTACCCTTGGCTACTTGGCGCTTGACGAGCACATGCTGCCCTGTCAGCGTGATCTGAGCCTCATGGGGGAGTAGCCACGGTTCTCCCCCCTCCAGGGCGAGGGAGAGAGGGAACACCATAGGAAGCCCCAGCACGTTGTTCTGCACCTCCTCCAGCTCATCTGCCGTGAGGGCAGGGGTTACCTCGGGGGAAGTCCCCTCGGCGCCCTGCACCCGCGGGTGGTCGAAGAGGAAGGGCGGAGGGAAAGGAAGGCGACGTATCAGCTCGTCCAGTTCAAATGTCGTCATCGGTCAGTGCTTGTTGCGATAGCCAGTGCGCGGTTCACGGAAGAGAGGACAACACGCTCTAGCTCTGACGTGTCGGTTTTGTCCATCATCGAGACGTTGATGCGCTCCACGAGCTTACCTATATTCATTGTGATCTGGGTGTTGCGAGTGCCACCTGTGGCGATGGCATCGCCCGTCTTGCCTCGCCCGTTACCCTTACCTTTGCCGCCCTTAGATCTAGGTGATCCAAATATGACAGAGCCTCCGCCCCCTTGACCGGTGTCAATGCCTAACAGCTTGGGGAGGCTAAGACCATTAGCCAACTCGCTCAGATCGTCACTTAACGTAGCCTGCTTTGCCTGCTCGATGGCGAGGTTAGCGTTATACGTCTCTGACCAGCCCTTAAAGCCAGCCCACGCCTCAGCATCCTTGCGTCGAGTCTCCGTAAGCGTGAAGCCGTCAGCCGCCCTGCCCACTGCTTCAGCAGCTCCCGAGAAGTCACCCGAGAAGAGGAGCTTGATCGCCCTTCCCACGTTACCGATGGCGTCGAGGAGCTCGTTGACAGCGTTGACGACATAGTCGCGGATGATAGTGCCGAACTGCTTCATCACATCCCACATCGTAATGAGGAATGCGCGGAATTCCGCGAACTTCACCCAGCAATAGATGACGGCGGCCACCAGTGCTCCGATGAGGATGATAACAACACCGATAGGGTTAGCGGACATAGCCGTATTAAGCAGCCATTGTGCTGCTGTAAGCGGTGTCATCGTGCCGGTCAGGATGCCACATGCGGCTGCATATAAGAGGGAGGCCACCTTAACGCCAATGAGTACCACACGCAGGAGGCGATAGACGACAAGCGAGCCTATGGCGAGGATCCTGTTGGCCTTGACGGCTATGTTTACAATCAGGATTGCCCCTGCCATCAGGAGGATCTCATCGCGCCACTTTGTGACGAACTTAATCACCCCGGCGACGAAGCTGATGAACTGACCGATGTAGTTGAAGATAGTAGGCAGATGCTCTCGAATTCCTTGAAATAGCTCCATGATCATCGGGCGGATCTCGTCGTAGAGCTTGGTCGCCTCATTGATGATTTCGCCGACCATCTTATTCCACTGCCCCCCAGCGGTCTCAGAGAGGTTGTCCATCATCCCGTGAAAGCGCCCCCCCTCGCTTGTGGCGTGGGCGATTGCCTGTGCCACATTTTGCGCGGTGATCATCCCCTTCTCGCTCATCTCCTGGAGCTCCTGGTAGCTCTTGCCCGTCATCTTCACAAGCTCCTGCAGCGGGTTGAAGCCCGCCTCGGTGAGCTGGATGACCTCCTGCCCCATAAGTCGCCCCTTAGAGCTGACCTGCCCGAAGGCAAGGGCAAGCGAGCGTAAGCGCTCGGCATTCCCCCCTGAGATATCGCCCAACTGCTTAAGTAGTGGGACGACCTGCTCGGCGGCAATACCGTAGTTCATGAGGAGCTTGGCATTATCCGTGACCTGTTGCCGGGAGAAGGTGCTACGGGTGGCGTAGTCATAAAGCTCCTCCAGCTTTTTATTCGCCAGGTCAACATCGCCCACCAGCGTACGGAAGGATACCGCCGTAGACTCTGCCTCCATGCCCACCTTGGCAATGCCTGTCACCGCCCCTGCCGTCAGAGCGTAAGGGTTGGTGAGTAGGGCAAAGCCAGGGATGGAGCTGAGCGAGTTACGCAAGCTGGAGAAGCTGAACGCCTGAGCCACACTGCGACTTACCTGCTTGGCGCGACGCTCGACCTCGTCGAGGTCGTGGCGCGCCCTGAGGAGCATCGTCTGTAGCCCTCGCTGCTTTCCGCTGAGGACAATAAGAAACTCTACGGCGTTATGCATTGCTGTTGCTTTCTAGTTTGCGTATCTCGTTGAGGCAGGCAATAGACGCTGCCCATTGGTTATCGGGGAGGGTGTCGGGGTTGAGGTGCAGGTAGTACCTGAGGTAGGTGTCATAGAAGATGAATGACTCCCACGTGGTCTTGCGCTCCTCAAGGTCGCTCTCCAGGACACCCGCACCCCTTAGAGCTTTTTTACCTCTGCCTCCTTGAGCTTAAGCACGGTGTCTAGCTTGCTCGAGATGGCGAGGAAGTACTCGTCACGCTCTTGCATGTCCTCGTCACCGCCGAGCCACAGCTGCTTGAGCAAGGTCTCGGTGAACTGCATGGGGTCGGTGATACCCGATACGAAGCTCAGCTCTTGGCGGGTAGGCTTGCGCAGAACGCAGCTCTTATCCTCCACCGTGATGAGGTAGATATCGCCATGTTGCTTCTTCCAGGCGTCAATCTGCTCTTTCTTAAATTCCATTTGAATGCTATTGAATGGTTGTTTGAATGCTGTTAGATGCTCTCCTTGCGCAGGAAGAGGAAGGGGATAGCGAACTCGGTGAACTTGTCACCCTGCTTCCACTTGTCTTCCTCCTTGGAGAAGGTACATCCGATGAGGGTGTCGGTATGTACGACATCACCCTCGGAGGGATTTCCGTAGCACACGACGATGGTGGTCGAAGCGCCGAGGATGCTTCCCCCGCAAGCCTTCTGCAGGAGGTGAAACTCGCTACCCGTTAGGGTGATTGTGCCGGAGTACTTGATGTTACCGCGCTGCACGGCCATGGGCTGACTGCCAGCTCCGTAGAGAGCCTCCTGCTCTTGCTCGGCGGTGTACTCAATGCCACGAAGACCTGTGACACGGCGACCGCCGAGGAGCAGTGTGATGCTCATCCACTCGTACTCTCTTCCGTTGTAGATGTTCATAGGGGGTAGAATTACTTAGATGATACAGCGGTGAAGCCCAACTCTACGTCGATGTAGCGAGCGTATCCGAAGGGACGCACCGAGAGCTTCGCCTTCACCATTGAGGTGGAGAGGACATTGGTCGGCACAATCTCGAAGCGACAGCCACTACCCGAGGTCTCATCGGAGGAGAGCTCACCCTTAGCGGTCATCGCCCGGTCGATCGCGCCTGTGATCTCCTGCTCCCAGCTACGTACCACCGCAGGATGAAGCGAGCCATCGCTCTGCAGTTCGAGCTCGTCGAGCAGGAAGCCCAGCAGAGCATCGTAGGCGATGCGGTAGGCCTTGTCGATGGTGCGACGGGCGGTGATGTGTGCGTAGTCATCTGCCTGGCTTGTGGCTAGGCGATCATCGCAGAAGTAGAAGCCAACACGGCCGACATACTGCCGAGGGCAGATGTAGCCCTTGCTGTAGAGGTCTGCAACCGCACCCGTCTGGGTCTCGAGAGGTTGTCCGGAGAGGTAGAGAGCGTCGGCCGCGATCTTGCCATCACTCACCCTACCCACATTGCGCTGGATGGCACTCTTGGCGATGCGCCCTGTGAGCAAGCCGATCGCTGCACCCTTGCCTTCCGCGCGGGTGTCCCCAACGAACACCCCCACCCGGTTACACCCGAGCTCGGTGAGGTCTTTCAGCCCTTGACGCTTGAAGCCTCGACCTTCGAGGATGACGAAGAGTGGAGCGTAGAGCACGTCGGTAGCGTACACCGCTGTCTCCTGTGCCTTGGGGATAGCCGAGAGGACATCAGCAACGATGCCCTCGGTGGCATCTGGCTCATCCTGCGCGTCCAGGGCGATAGCCACAGCACGCAAGCGTCCCTTGCATAGGGTGATGAGCTTGCGAAGCTCACCTGCCTCGTCCTCGCTGGCTCCCTTCGTCACAAGCTCGACCATGGTTTTGCCCTTGTCCACGCCATAGATGATCAGCTCAGAGCCTTCACCCGCCTCGGCATAGTGCTCACGCACATGCTTCAGCAGTGTGGCGTTGTTGTCCTCGGCCACCTTGAGCGCCTTGAGGTCGGCCACTGAACGGATGGAGTAGGGCTTCCCCAACTCATAGGTACTCCCCACGGCTGCCGAGGCGACCATGAGGGCGACAAGCCCGTCGGGGGAGTCGCCCACCTTGCCGAGGTTGCCCTCGGCAAAGGTGATTTTAACTCTAGGTAGTTGTGCCATGATCGTACGGCTTAGGCGTTATCCTCGGCGACAAGGAAGATACCCTTCTTGTCGTATCGGCGGTGCGATCCCCCGACACGCATCAGGAAGGAGTAGATGTCAGAGTAGTAGGTGGGGTCATCGAGCGAGCTGAACATCTTCGCTTCCCCGAAGGCGTGGGAGACACAGCCCGACTGCCAAGCAAAGCCGGCAGCCACCTCGGTAGCTTCACCACCAGTAGGTTCGGCAATGATCTCGCCATTGGCCTTGAGGCGAAGCACCTCACTGCGAGAGAAGATGTCGATGCCATACAGCTGCCCGACAGTACCCTTGGTCACGTTCGCCGAGGCGAGGAACGCCAAGCGCCCAGCCTCGGTGAGGCTATCCAGGAGGTCACCGTACATGTCTGTGTCCAGGATGAGGTAACGCCCTGTCTTAGGCAGGTTCTGCTTGTCCATGCGCAGAGATACCTGATGCACGATGTTCGCTGTCATCTTCTTACGCTTACCCGTACCCTGCTCGGTGTGGGCAGCACGCTCACCGCCGTCGGTGAGGATAGGATGGGCAGCATCTGCACCCTTTGCCCAGCTACGCAGGATGAGCTCGGAGGCCACTCTCTGAAGCTCCTCCTTGTCGTTCTTCAGGATAGAAGAGCGCTTGTCGTAGGAGAGCTCTACGCTGTCTGCGTGGGAGATACGGATAGGATCGGTGGTGAGCTCATCGATGTTGTAGGTGAGCTCGTTGTCGGTGCGCTCCTGAATTTGCGCAGGGAGAGAGGTTCGGTTGACCTTCACGCCCGAGGGCTTCCCCGCATTAGGGATGTGCACCGTCTTGTTCTCGACGTACTGCGAGTCGTTCTCCGACTTGGCGACAAAAGAGTCGTCAGGGAAGAAGTTCTCCTGCAGCGTTTTCAGCCAAACTTGCGTCTGTAATGCCATAATTTTCTCTAGTTAAGTTGGTTAATAGGTTGGAGTGGTTGGGGAGGGGAGGTTACTCCTGGTAGGGCGCGCCGAATTCCGCTTGGAAGAGCGCCTTGAAGCCCTCAAAGTCTGCCTCCTTATAGGCGGCGAGGAGACCTGAACGGTCAAGCTCATCCCAGCTCTTACCCTCGAATTTGCCCTTGGGCGCAGGAGCCTCACCTCCCAAGTGATCCTCCACGCGAGGGAGCTTGTTCTTGGGCTTCTGCTCGGGGAGACTCGCCAGTAGCGCCTTCGTGCTTTCGGGGGAAGAGGCTAGCAGCGCCTCGTAGTGCGTACGTTGCTCTGCGGTAATCTTACCCGCTGCCACGGCGGCATCGAGGATCGCCTTGTGCTGCTCTGCCTCGATGGAGGCGAGCTTTGCCTTCAGCTCTCTGTTCTC